GTAGCACAGCAAGTGCAGTTACAGGCTTCTTTGGTAAGATTTTTGGTTCTGGTCCAGAAAATTTCGCCAAAAACTTGAATAAAACACTCGATGAGCTTGACAAAGACAAGATAGACATGTATGCTAACAGTTTAGATAACTTAGGAAATGCAATGACAAATTTAAGAAGCGGTATGGTGGGATCAACAACGGCATCCGCAAGTTCAACCGGAGACAAGTTGGATCAGTTAAATAGTACGATGGAACAAATTTTGATGGCAATGAGTGATGGCAATCGTTACAACAGAATAACTTCACAAGCAACAACAGAAATATCGGATACAGTATAATGAGTTGGAAAAAATATTTTACAGAAGTGCCACTATCAGACGGCACAGGCGGAATGAATTCACCTTTAGGTGGAGGAGTTGGTGGAAAGGCTGGACCAGCCAAAACAAACTACTCATCATATCTTCCAGATGTGTACAGCGGTGCACCAAACAGAATTGAAAGATACGGACAATACAATGTGATGGATTTAGATTCAGAAGTGAATGCCGCATTGGATATCCTAGCAGAATTTTGCACACAAAACAATACACAAAACAATACACCATTCAAATTTGAATACAATCAGAAAGCAACTAATACAGAAATACAAATCATAGAACAATACCTGCACCAATGGTGCAAAATGAACGACTTTTCTAAACGTGTGTTTAAGATTATGCGTAACGTGTTCAAGTATGGTGATGCATTTTTTATTAGAGATCCAGAAACAAAGAAAATGTTTCACGTTGATCCAGCAAAAGTAACAAAAATAATTGTAAATGAAAGCACAGGTAAAACTCCTGAGCAATATGTTGTAAAAGATATCAATTTTAACTTTAAAAGTCTTGTAGCAACTACACCTTATCAAACAACAGGCAATGTTACTGGCGGTGGATCAGGATATTTGACTGGCGGAGTAAGAGGCATGACTGGAGTGGACAATACATCAGCACCAGGAACAAGATTTGGCACAGGACAAAGAGAAATTGCTGTTGATGCCGAACACATTGTACACCTAAGTTTATCAGAAGGACTGGACAACAACTTTCCGTTTGGTAATTCACTATTGGAAAGTATTTTTAAAGTTTACAAACAAAAAGAATTATTAGAAGACGCAATCATTATCTACAGAGTACAAAGAGCACCTGAAAGAAGAGTGTTCTATATTGACGTAGGTAACATGCCAAGTCACTTGGCAATGCAATTTGTGGAAAGAGTGAAAACTGAAATACATCAAAGACGTATTCCTTCATCAACAGGTGGTGGACAAAACGTTGTGGACTCGGCATACAATCCATTATCAATCAATGAAGATTATTTCTTCCCTCAAACAGCAGAAGGCAGAGGTTCTAAGGTTGAAACATTACCGGGTGGTACTAACCTGGGTGAGATTGATGACCTGAAATACTTCACCAACAAGTTGTTAAGGGGATTAAGAATACCAAGTTCATATTTGCCAACAGGAGCAGATGATTCGCAAAGCAGTTTCAATGATGGCAGAGTGGGCACAGCATACATTCAAGAATTAAGATTCAACAAATACTGTGAAAGACTACAAAATCTAGTATCAGATGAATTCAATCAAGAATTTAAACGTTATCTTTTAGAAAAAGGTGTAAACATCGACACAGCGATGTTTGATATCAAGTTTCAACCACCAATGAACTTTGCTTCTTATAGACAAGCAGAGGTAGACAACAACAGAATTTCCACATACACACAAATAGCCACTGTGCCATTTGTGAGCAAACGTTATGCTCTATCAAGATTCTTAGGATTGACTCCAGAAGAGATGGCAGAGAACGAAAGAATGTGGAGAGAAGAGAATGATGAATCAATGCAATCTAAACCAACCACTTCAGCAACTGAATTGAGAAGTGCAGGTGTCAGCACAGCAGGCATCCAAGCAGATTTAGATGCGGCAGAACCAACTGAAGATCCCACTGCTCCAGGAGACGACAATGCACCAGCACCAACAGGAGATGCAGGTGGCGGAACTCCAACTCCGGGCCAGTAGCGATAAATAATTTTATGATATTGCGTGAACTTTTTTATTACGATCAGATTACCACAGAGCCAGGCGAAAGAAAAGAATACGACGCCGCTGATGATCAATCTATTATGTCATTGGATGACACACGTAAAACTAGACTTTCATTAAAACAGATCAACAAAGCAAGAAAAGCCGGCGAATTCCACAAAGATGAACAACAAAAAGAGTTAGAATTTGTGAGACAGATGTACGGCGCCGCTAATCAACCGGAAATGTAATAGATGTCTATTGCTTTTGTATTAGGCAATGGTCTCAGTCGCAAACCAATTCCTTTAGAACCACTACAACAATTCGGCAAAGTGTATGCCTGCAATGCAGTATACAGAACTTACACACCCAACTACCTGGTAGCAGTTGATGCCAAGATGATCAATGAGATCTGCACAGCAGGTGCTCAGTTGAAAATGCCTGTTTGGACCAATCCAAATAGAGCATACAAAAAGTACAAAGGGTTAAACTTCTTTGAGCCCAGCATGGGATGGTCATCTGGACCCACAGCACTGTGGTTGGCATCCAAACACATGCATCAATTGATATTTTTGTTGGGTTTCGACTTCACTGGCACCACAGAAGGCAAGTTGAACAACATATATGGAGACACACCCAACTACAAAAAGAATTCAGACACTGCCACATACCATGGCAACTGGAACAGGCAAACCAGTATTATCCTACAGAAAAATTCCTTAAAGAGATATATACGAGTAGTACCAGAAGGCACTGATGTTTTTGAGGCTAAAGACCTTAAAAAATTTACAAATTATAGTGAAATCACAGTGCAAGAGTTCAAAAGACGCTATCATTTATAAATTCTGCGTCAAACGGGCCAGTATCGGCCCATTATCTACCTATTTTTTTACCTATCGGTTAAATAATACATGACAGTCTTATCATAAACAGTTAAACAGGAGAAACCAATGTCAGATAAAAGCAAATTCGAGCAAATGCTTGAAAAACTAGTCGCTGACGATAGAACAGCGGCAGAAGAAATTTTCCATGATATCGTTGTGGAAAAATCAAGATCAATTTATGAAGGTCTTTTAGAAAATGATATCAAAGATATCGAAGTAGAAGAAACTTCAAAAGAAGATTCAAAAGAAGAAGAAACAACAGAAGCGTCTAAAGAAGCAAAAGAAGACGAAAAAGTTGAAGAAAAAACTTCTGAAGAGTCTAAAGAGGACGAAGCAGTTGAAGAAGCATCAAAAGACGAAGAGTCAAAAGATGAAGAAGCAACAGATGAGTCTATCTTAGACATCGAAAACACAGAAATTGCACCAGCAGAAGCACACGGTGGAGACGCAACAGACGATATGGTTGCTGACATCGAAGCACCAGCAGGTGATATGGATAAAGGCGACGACTCTGAAAAAGGTGAAGAAGAAATCGAAGACAGAGTTGTTGATTTAGAAGATGCTATTGATGACCTTAAAGCCGAATTTGAAAAAATGATGGGCGATGAGGACAAAGGTGACGACGCAGAAGGCGACGACGCTGAAGATAACGGTGAAGAAAAAGAAGACGAAGCCGTTGTAGATCAATCAGCAGAGGGAGAAACTTTAGAAGTTGCTCCTGAACTTGGTGAACAACCAGCAGTAGAAACAGCAGAGCCAAAATCAGCAAGTGAAGAAATTAGAGAATATGTGAACAAAGTAGGCGTAACGCATACAGATGGTACAGATAACTCTAAATCACCAGTTGCTGGCAAAAATGATATGGGCGGAACGGCTTCTAACATCGCTAAAGGCGGTGAGGAAACAGGTAGTAAAGCACCTGCTCCAAAAGAAGAAAACGCAGGTAACATTAATGTACCAGGCGCTAAAGCGAAACCTGTTGCGGCACCAAAGGCCAAGACTAGCACAGAAGATGATTCTTCTGCAAAGTCAACAATTGGCAGTTAATAAGGTAGTATAAGGAAAACGGATGTTATCATTACGTGAGACGCTGACTTTTGACCAGGCGGGAATAGTCGTTGAGACTAAGGACGAACACAACGGTAAATCCCTTTACATGAAGGGAATCTGCATTCAGGGAGGTGTTAAAAACGCCAACCAGAGAGTGTATCCTGTTAACGAAATCCAGAGGGCTGTCAGCACACTTAACGATCAAATCACTGGTGGATACTCGGTGTTGGGCGAAGTGGATCATCCAGAAGGACTTAATATTAACCTAGACCGTGTCAGCCACATGGTAAATGAAATGTGGATGGACGGACCAAACGGATACGGAAAATTAAAAGTATTACCAACCCCGATGGGACAACTAGTTGAAACAATGCTTAACAGCGGAGTTAAATTAGGAGTTTCATCCAGGGGTTCTGGTAATGTTAAAGAAGACGGATCCGGTAAAGTATCAGATTTTGAAATCATCACAGTAGATATCGTTGCACAACCATCGGCGCCAGGAGCATATCCTGAGCCAATATACGAGCATCTAATGAATACAAAAGGTGGTTTAAAAGCATTTAACTCAGCAAGGGACACAAAGGCACAAAAATATCTAAAAGAACAACTAATAAACATAATTGGAAAACTCCAATCTAAATAGGAGATAAAGAATGTTAGAAGCACTGAAATCACTTTTTGAAACGAACGGAATTTCGGAAGAGATCAGAGCAGAAATAGAATCCGCATGGAACCAGAAGGTTGAAGAAAACAAACTTTCTGCCACTGCTGATCTTCGTAAAGAATTTGCAGAGAAGTATGAACACGACAAAGCAAGTTTGACAGAGGCTGTTGATAAAATGGTATCTGAAAGAATCGAAGCAGAAATGGCAGAGTTCGCAGAAGACAAGAAGCAACTTGCAGAAGAAAAAGTTAAGTATGCTACTCAAATCGGTGAACACACTGAAAAGTTAAAAGCATTTGTTTTTGATCAACTTAAAGGCGAAGTTGCTGAACTACACTCAGACCAAAAAGTTATGGCAGAAAATTTTGTTAAACTTGAGGACTTCGTGGTAGAAGCTCTGTCTAAAGAAATTTCAGAATTTCAAAAAGACAAACAAGACGTTGCTGAAACAAAAGTACGTCTTATCAGAGAAGCGAAAGCACATTTTGAAAAAGTTAGAAGTAACTTTGTGAAAAAAGGTGCTGAAAAAGTGTCAGAAGTAGTGGGCAAAACTCTTAAACAAGAGATTAGTTCATTAAAAGAAGACATTGAAGCGGCTCGCAAAAACGACTTTGGTCGCAGACTGTTCGAATCTTATCAACAAGAATTTTCACAATCATTCTTGAACGAAAAAGGTGAAACAGCAAAACTTCTAAAAGTAGTGGACATTTCGAAACTACAGGCAGAAGAAGCGATGAAGACTGTCAATGAGAAGCAAAAAGTAATTGAAGCAAAAGAACAAGAAATTGCTACAATTAAAGAAGCGGCAGAGAGAAGTGAAGTGATCAATGAGTTAACACAACCATTGAACACAGAACAAAAAGAAATAATGAACAATCTACTGGAGAGTGTGCAGACGGGTGCTTTACGAAAGCAATTCGAAAAGTACATACCATCTGTTCTAAACGGTAGGACTCCAGCGAAAAAACAGGCTATAAATGAAGGCACAGAAGTAACAGGCGATAAACAAATTAACATTGTAAACAGCAATCAATTCAATAGCAACATCGTTGATATTAGAAGACTTGCTGGGATATAAAAAAAAGGAGAAAAACACAATGTCAGAACTAACAGAAACTCGCTGGCAGGACACAAAGAGTGCGTTATTAGAAGGTCTAACTGGAAATAAAAAAGCAGTTATGGCGGCTACTTTAGAAAATACTAACCAGTATCTTTCAGAGTCAGCAACAGCAGGTGCTACATCTGCCGGTAGCGTTGCAACTTTAAACAGAGTGATCCTACCTGTGATAAGAAGGGTTATGCCTACTGTAATTGCTAACGAATTGGTTGGAGTACAACCGATGACTGGCCCAGTTGGACAAATCCACACACTAAGAGTAAGATATGCAGAAGCGGCAACATCAGGCGGCGGACTAGCGGCAGGGGCTGAAGCATTATCACCATTTGCAATTGCACAAGGTTATTCAGGTAACGATGTAGCAGATCCAGATGGTAATGCAGACGCAACAGCCACTAAAGAAGGTACTGGTGGTAAAGCAATGTCAATTCAAATCTTGAAACAAACTGTTGAAGCAAAAAGCAGAAAGTTACAAGCAAGATGGACATTTGAATCTGCTCAAGACGCTCAAGCTCAACAAGGTATTGACGTAGAGGCTGAAATCATGGCGGCATTAGCACAAGAAATTACTGCTGAAATCGACCAAGAAGTCATCAACTCGTTAAGAACTTTAGCGGCAACTGAAGAAACATTCAACCAAGCGGCAGTATCAGGTACGGCAACATTCGTAGGTGATGAACACGCGGCTTTGGCTGTTTTAATCAACAGAACTGCTAATAAAATTGCACAAAGAACAAGACGTGGTGCAGGTAACTGGGCTGTGGTATCACCACAGGCTTTAACTGTACTTCAATCTGCAACAACTTCAGCGTTCGCAAGAACAACTGAAGGTTCTTTTGAAGCACCAACTAACCAAAAAATGGTTGGAACTTTAAACAGTGCGATGAAAATCTATGTTGACACATATGCGGCAGACGATTCGGCTGTATTGGTAGGATACAAAGGCTCATCTGAAGCAGATGCGGCGGCGTTCTATTGCCCATACATTCCGTTAATGTCTAGCGGTGTTGTGCTTGACCCATCAACTTTTGAACCAGTTGTTTCTTTCATGACTAGATATGGTTATGTAGAGTTAAACAACACAGCATCTTCACTAGGAAATGCTGGGGACTATGTTGGTGAGGTTGCTATGTCAAACATTTCGTTTGCATAATCAACAGTAACAACTTACACATTAAAGGGGGCTTCGGCCCCCTTTTTTATTGACTTTTTGTTCAAGACTTGACTTTTATACCAAAATGTTGTATAATTAATGAGGAAACACTAACAAGGACTACAATGAAAAGTATTGCAATATTAATATTAACTTTCTTCACAGTGTCGGCTTGTTCTATTAAAGAACCAAGAGTATCATTTGGTAAAAAATGTGCAGTAAAAGAAGACAAGGTAGTTTATTCATATATTTGGTTATATGATAAAGAACCAGGTCTACCAGCAGATAAAAAGAATTGCGATCAAATCGCTAAATAATTATATGGGAGGGTTGATCTCTCCCTTATAATATGTTATAATAAATTATGTTTAAACTGATTGAATTACCTAACCTAAAAGTTTTAAGAGTTAAACTTCCCGAAAATTTATATTCTAAAATTTTAAATGAGTGTTTACATTGTAAAGAAAAAAATGTAAAAATTCAAACTGGTTTAAGTGGTCAAGGTGTACCAGTACACTATCAACTTCAACATACAAAAGAAGAATTTTTCAAGTTTTTA